TGTGGCCAGAAAAGAATTATTTAGAGATTATGAATTAATGGACGCTGACCCAATCATATCATCAGCATTAGATATTTATTGTGATGAATCTACGGTTGATAATATTGAAAACAGAATAATGAAAATTAAAACCGATAATCCAAAAGTCCATAAAATTTTACACAATCTGTTTTATGATATAATGAATATTGAATTTAATCTATGGAGTTATATTCGTAATATGGCTAAGTATGGTGATTTTTACTTACATTTAGATATATTGGATAAACACGGAGTTGTGAATGTAAAACCTCTTTCAGTATATGAAGTGAATAGATTAGAAGGACATGACCCAACGAATCCTAAATTGGTTCAATTTGAAGTACAACAATATTCAGAAACAAGAAGAAGTTCAAAACCAAATGATGTTCACGAAAATTATGAAGTAGCTCACTTCAGAAATTTAGCAGATACAAATTACCTACCTTATGGTAAATCAATGTTAGAGGGTGCGAGAAGAGTATTTAAACAATTAACTCTTATGGAAGACGCTATGTTGATTCATAGAATGATGAGAGCACCTGAAAAAAGAATATTCAAAGTAGATATTGGAAACATACCACCAAATGAAGTGGATAACTTTATGCAACAAATCATTGGTAAAATGAAAAAAACACCAGTGATGAAATCAAATGGTGAGTATAATTTAAAATACAATATGGAATCCATTACAGAAGATTATTACTTACCTGTTCGTGGTGGAGATAGTGGAACATCAATTGACACTTTACCAGGTTTGGGTAATGATGGTGCGATTGAAGATGTTGAGTATTTAAGAAACAAAATGATGGCGGCATTGAAAATACCAAAAGCATTTCTTGGGTATGATGAAAACGTAGGTTCAAAAGCTACATTGGCTGCTGAAGATGTTAGATTTGCGAGAACGATTGAAAGACTACAAAAAATCGTTGTAGCTGAATTAGAAAAGATTGCTATTGTTCATTTATACACACAAGGATTTGATGATGCAGAATTGATTAATTTTGAATTAGAATTAACAAATCCATCAATGATACATCAACAAGAAAAATTAGAATTATTAACACAGAAAAAAGAAATTGCTAATGACTTGATTGAAAACAAATTATTTTCAAGACAATGGATATATGATAATATCTTTGAATTAAACGACCAAGAAAAAGTTGATGTATTCAATGGTGTGATTGAAGATAGAAAACAAGCATTTAGAATGGAACAAATTGAAACTGAGGGAACAGACCCAGCCGAAGGTGGTGGTGAAGAACCAGATGGTGATGATGAGTTTGAAGAACAAGTCGGACAACATGGTGGTGATAGAAGAAGTGGAACTGGTAAGAAAGAATTTGGGAATGAATACTCAGCAAAAGACTTAAAAGATGCAACAAAGTTTGAAAAAGAACGATATGGAAAACGAGAGTTCAAAGGTAAATCACCATTGGCTGTTGGTAAAGGTGGAACGATTGTTGCGAGGGAAGGTTTGTTAAATCAATTACAAGATAAGTTTGGTAAAAACTTAGATAAATCTATGTTAAATGAAGAAATAATTATAGATGATGAAGAATAATTCAAGGTATTTAAGAAAAACATTATATTTATATATGAATAATTACATATATAGTAGCCAATTAAAATGGGGACTCAAACATGCGTAAAGTTAAACATAACAAAATCCGCAACACGGGTTTATTGTTTGAATTTTTACTTAGGCAGATTACGTCTGACGTATTAAATAAAGACAATGGACAAGCGGTTAAGATTGTTAAAGAGAAATTTAATGAAAACACAGAGTTAGGAAAGGAATTAGCTCTATACAATGTGTTAATAACAAAGAAATTTAAATCAGATACAAAGGCTGACTACTTTATAAATGAAGTTATGAAAGCTAGAAATGATTTAAACAATTCGGTTCTAAGAAGAGAAAGATATAATTTAATAAAAGAGATTCAATCTAATTATAATCTTCAAAAATTTATGTCTTCTAAAGTTCCAAATTATAAAACTTACGCATCCATTTATACTTTATTTGAATATAACAAATCCTTATCACCAGACCAAAAAACTGAGTCTTTTTTCAATATAGTTGAACATGTAACAACTGATGAAAAAAGTATTAAATTATCAGAAACCGTAAGAACATTACCTGATGATGAAGATTTAAGAATTTT